GAAGGTATCGGCGATGTTACACAAGATGGCCACGCTCCAGGCAATAATATCATGGGCGCAGAAGAAGGCATTGGCAGTAAAATACTCGGTGGCGCGGCAATTATTGCGGCACTTTGGGGTGTTAACAATCACATGGCTAATCAGGCATATGAAGCAAGTCCACAATTACAAAAACTAACTCAATTTTATCAACAAGCAGAGGCACACCACGATGTTGCTAAAATGAAAGAATTAGAACGCAGAATCGAAGATCACAAGGCTCGTTTAGACTTGGGTTATGGTGATGTTATGGGCAAAGATGGCAAACCAAAAGAAATTGTTCCAGAAATGGCCGATATTTTGAAGCTTTCAGGATTGGCAAAATAATACCAATTTTAGCAGCCATTTAGGTTGCGGAGATAAATAAAAGTGCGTATAGTTAACTGTATGCACTTTTTCTTTTTTAGTCAGTTGGCTTTAAAAGAATGGCACATAAAATCATTTATTAAGGAAAAACATTATGGCAACTTTAGCAGAAATCCGCGCAAAACTTCAAGCAAGTTCACAACAACAAGGCTCCGGCGGCGGCGGAGACAACGCAATTTTCGCACATTGGAATATTGCAGAAGGACAAACAGCAACAGTCAGATTCCTTCCTGACGCAGACCCCAACAACACTTTTTTCTGGATTGAACGTAACATGATTAAGTTACCGTTTGCCGGTGTCAAAGGTGATACAAATAGCAAACCAGTTACTGTGCAAGTTCCTTGCATGGAAATGTATGGTGAGGCTTGCCCAATTCTACAAGAAGTCCGTCCTTGGTTTAAGGACAAGAGCTTGGAAGAAATGGGTCGTAAGTACTGGAAAAAGAAGTCTTACTTGTTCCAAGGTTTTGTAGTTGACAGCAAACTACAAGAAGATAAGACACCAGAAAATCCAATCCGTCGCTTCATCATGAGTAGCCAAATTTTTAACATTGTTAAGAATGCTTTGATGGATAGTGAAATTGAAGAATTGCCAACTGACTATGTTCGTGGCTTGGATTTCAAGATTGCTAAGACAAGCAAAGGTGGTTATGCAGATTACACAACTTCTAATTGGAGCCGTCGTGAACGTGCCCTAAGCGAAGCTGAAAATGATGCAATTGCCAAGCATGGTTTGTTTGATTTGAAGAGCTTCTTGCCTAAGAAGCCAACTGATGTTGAACTCAAAGTTATCAAGGAAATGTTCGAAGCGTCAGTAGACGGTGAAGCATTTGACATGGATCGTTGGGGTCAATATTTTCGTCCAGACGGAATGCGTGGTGGTAACCAAGGTAACAATAACGCCGCTCCAACACCTGCTCCAGTGGCACGTCAGGCAGCTCCTGCTCCAGTAGTAGCAGAAGATGATGAGACTCCACCATGGGATGATGCTCCTACAGCAACAGCCGCTCCAACTCCATCCGCACCAAGTGCAGGTGGTGAAGCAAGTAGCCGTGCAAGCGACATCATTGCAATGATTCGTAAACGTCAACAACAATAATTAGGAGATAGACATGTCAAAGAGCTTTGATATTTCAAAGTTCCGTAAGTCTATCACTAAGAGTATTGATGGCTTAGGAATTGGTTTCAATGACCCAACTGATTGGGTCTCTACAGGCAACTACGCCCTAAACTATCTTATCTCAGGGGACTTCTTTAAGGGAGTTCCCCTTGGTAAGGTAACAGTATTTGCTGGTGAAAGTGGTGCAGGTAAATCATATATTTGCTCAGGCAATTTGATTCGTCACGCACAAGAACAAGGTATTTTTGTTGTACTTGTTGACAGTGAAAATGCGCTTGACGAGCAATGGTTGAAAGACCTTGGTGTTGATACAAGCGAAGAAAAACTTCTAAAACTAAACATGGCTATGATTGATGATGTGGCTAAAACCATTTCAGAATTCATGAAAGAATACAAAGCAATGCCCGAAGACGAACGTCCAAAGGTTATGTTTGTAGTCGATAGTTTGGGTATGTTGTTGACTCCAACCGACGTTAACCAGTTTGAAGCAGGCGAAATGAAAGGTGATATGGGTCGTAAACCTAAAGCACTTACAAGTCTTGTTCGTAACTGCGTTAATATGTTTGGGAGTTACAATGTTGGAATGGTTTGTACAAATCACACATACGCTTCGCAAGATATGTTCGATCCAGACGATAAAATCTCTGGAGGACAAGGCTTCATTTATGCATCTTCTATCGTGGTTGCCATGAAGAAGTTGAAATTGAAAGAAGATGAAGATGGTAACAAGGTTAGTGATGTACTAGGTATCCGTAGTGCCTGTAAAATCATGAAAACTCGTTATGCAAAACCTTTTGAATCAGTTCAGGTTCAAATTCCTTACAGTACTGGTATGAAGCCCACAAGTGGCCTGGTTGATATGTTTGAAAAGATGGGCGTATTGACAAAGTCAGGAAATAAGCTACAATATGTAAGTAAGAAAACAGGTGAAATCTCTGCGTTCTTCCGTAAAGGTTGGACTGAAGATAAGTTGATGACTATCATGCAGGAGTGGGATGAGTCAACAGTAAATGCACCTGTCGTAACTGAAGAAGAAACTGAGGAATAAATGGAAGAAGATAGCATTATCGAAATTTGGGACATTTTTAAGGAATATATTTCCGATAAAAACAAAGAAACTGCGGCTAATCATTTTATTGATTTTTTAATTGGTAAAGATGTTAAGACCAGTTTCTTAGAATCCATTACCGGATTCGATCCATACCTCGACGAAGCCATCAAACTTGTCTTAGATGACGAAGAAGTGGATGACGACGAGGACGAAGACAACTATGGTTATGAAGACGAGGAATATTGATGACATGGTATGCTAAAGTCACTAAAGACCTAGCACACCTTCCAGATTGTTTAGATCATTTTTATAACGAGTTAGAGCAAGCAAGAGCAGAAGTTAAAATCTACGGTAGTGTAGAAAAGGCTTCTGCTCTTTTGCCCGGTATAGTTGAACATCGCTTTAATCAGCTTCAAGAAATTGAAGCAATTCTCGAATCACTTAATATTGATTTGCGTAAAATAAGATCTAAACTGTTTAGAAAATATTTAGAAAACTATCAACGTGCATTGAGTGCGAAAGAAGTTGAAAAATATGTAGAAGGTGAAGCTGAAGTAGTTGATATGGAAAAAATTATCAACGAATTCGCTATGTTGCGAAATCAATGGTTAGGTATTGTTAAAGGCCTAGACATTAAACAGTGGCAGTTGAGTAATATTATTAAATTACGAGCCGCAGGGCTTGAAGATATTTCACTTTGAGTGTAATTATGCATATAGAAGATTTGATCATTCAATTATCAAGAATTAGAGGCATCAATTCTGCTGACATGTCAATCATTGACAGTTTTTCTGACCAATTTTACCAAGGCACGGGCCTTACTGAAAAACAAAGTCAACTGTCCTTAAGAATTCTTAACCGATATTTTCAACTTCTATCAGACAAACTAAAAATTGACGTATCACCACACCTAACGACCCCAAAATTCCGGTTGCCACTCAGAAAAAGTGTGATCGACCATACCATTAAAATCTTAGACGGCTCAAAAATTGAAGTTAGGTTTGCATACAATGAAACACTTGTCAATGCCATTAGAAAATTTAAAACTGAAAGTGACCAATCTTCACAAATTATGTGGGATAGACCTACTACATCATGGATTTTCAACCTAAGTGAACGAAATATCAAATTTTTAATGAATTTAGCAACGCAAGTGAATTTTACATTTGATGATGAATTTCAAAAATACGTAGACAGTGTTGAGGATGTTGTTAACAACATGGAAAAATATGCACCTATGTTAGTTATAGACAACAGAGACCTAAAAATTGCAAATTCTCCAAAAAATATGCCAGAAATTGACACCGACGATATCTTGGAAGCAATCTTCCAAGCACGTACCATGGGCGTGACTTTGTGGGACAACTATATAAATGAATATTTAGATGTTGGTCCAATCAATGGCACCTTGAAAAAATTCTTAACTTCAAATGTCACTGATGAGTTCAAACTTGCCCCCACAGAAAGTGATATTTTTGCCCTAAAACAAATCGTAAAATACAGTGGCCCAACACTAGTGATTATTCCAGGTGGTTCTGAATTAGAAAAAATTCAAACTATATATGACATTTTAAAGGGTAGTGGTACTGAAGATAAAAACATGTCAGTTTTGTTCAGATTACCTAATGAAACCGATAAAAAATTCAACGATTTTGTTAAAAATCAGGGCATAAATGGGCCAATTTGTGAAGAAACAAAAGTGGTGTTTGTCAGTACTAAATTGCCTAAACCATTAATTAATTCTAAAATAAGATTTAATAATGTGATTAATATGGGGTATGCCATGGCACATTATTCACTTAAACAATACACAAAAAATCACCAAAATTTCATTAATTTTGGGGTTAAAATAAAAGCACAAGGATTTAATTTTGCCGAGCTGTAAAATAATTATTAAAGATGAAGTTAATATCAAGATTGAAAATTTAGATCTCGATACACGTAAAGCCTTGGTTAAAAAATTCAAGTACGAAGACCCATCTGCTCGCTTTAGACCAGCCTATAAATTAGGTCGGTGGGACGGTACTATCAGTTTCTTTGGTCTTGGTGGTACAACCTACTTGAGTATGCTTCCACAAGTTTTGGAATATTTGGAAAGTAAAAACTTCTACATTGAAGTGGAAGATCAACGTACTCCTATCGACCTAAATTTTGACAAAATTTCGGTGGATTTTTGGGGTGAAAAAACATGGCCAAAAGGACACAGATTTGAAGGTCAACCTATTAGGTTACGTGAAGATCAAGTTGAAGTTATCAACACATTTCTTGAACATCCGCAAAGCATACAAGAAATTGCCACTGGTTTTGGTAAAACAATTACCACAGCAACTCTGAGCAAAATTTGTGAAAAATACGGTCGAACAATAACCATTGTTCCTAACAAAAGTTTAGTGGAACAGACACTTGAAGATTTTGTCAACGTTGGTTTAGATGTTGGCGTTTACTACGGTGACCAAAAAGACCTCGATAAAACTCATACAATTTGCACTTGGCAAAGTCTCAATATTTTAGACAAAAATAGCAAAAATTGGGACGAAGTGGCCTGTGCAAAAATGGAGATGTTATTGGATGATGTACAATGCGTTATGGTCGATGAAGTACACATGGCCAAGGCAGAAGTGTTGAAAACATTGCTAACTAGAAATTTAGCAAAGGCTCCAATTCGTTGGGGACTGACAGGAACTATACCAAAAGCTGATCACGAATTCCAAAGTATCAAAGCCAGTTTAGGCGAAGTTACAAACCATGTATATGCACATGAATTGCAGGATGCAGGTGTGCTTAGTACATGTCACGTCAACATTGTACAAACTGCTGAGTGGAAAGAATTTAAATCTTATGCAGAAGAATTAAAATATCTTGTCACAGACGACTTGCGTATGTCTTACATTTGTAGTACAATAGAAGAGATAGCTAAAACAGGAAATACATTAGTCTTGGTTGGACGAATTGAGTCTGGCAAAGCAATGGTAGAAAAAATTCCTGATAGCGTATTCATTAGCGGCGAAGTGAAAACAACAAAAAGAAAAGAAGAATACGATGAAGTTAAGACTGTGGATAACAAGATTATTGTGGCAACTTATGGTGTGGCCGCTGTGGGTATTAATATTCCTCGGATTTTTCATCTGGTTCTCCTTGAGCCCGGAAAGAGCTTTGTTCGCGTTATACAATCAATTGGACGCGGTATTCGGAAAGCAGACGACAAAGACTTCGTTCAAATCTGGGATTTCACGGCGTCATCTAAATACGCAAAGCGGCATCTTACGGAACGGAAACGCTACTACAAAGAAGCGAAATATCCGTTCACTATTCAAAAGGTCAAATACCAATAATGCAAATATTAACGTTAGAAAATGAAGTCTTTTATCTCAACAATTTACCAGATGAGATAGATGACGACTTGCGATTTGCTGTTTTAGATAACAGCGATCCACAAAATCCAGATTACATGTTTATACCATTAATCTTTTTGGAAAGTTTTACAGGACCTGCTGTGGTGTTACGTATTGGTCAACATGAATTAACAATGCCCTTAGACTGGTGTACTATTGTCGGAGATCCAGAAGGCCCTGATATGGAGGTATTACCGTTAACCAGTTTAAATGATCGGGGATTTAAAACTTTTACATTTAATCCTAGAAGCAGTTTTAGACCAGAATTTTTATCAATTGATATTGTAGATGTTTATCAAGATGTTAAATGGTATTTTCCTAAAATGCGTCCAGGACAGTTACTATGTACTCCATTAGAATCTGGCCCTAAACCTAGATGTGCATATTTTGTTAAAGAAATTAGTCGTCAGAGTGAGATTGTTGATTATACCAGATGCTGGTGATATATGGGCGCACTTAAACCAGATACAAAATACATTTATGAACGTGCAGACGGCGTGACCTATGCTAGAGAATTTGGCGCCCCGCACGAAGACCGATTTGTTATTGGCTGGGATTATGATCCAATCACTGGACATAAAGTAGACTATGACAAACGCACATCCGATGGCCGCCCTTTGCGTGATCACCTTTTAGAAGACAAGTTATGGGGTGAGATACGACGTATGGCTAGAACTAACCCTGCCTTGCAAGAAGCCCTAGAACGTGCTAAAATATTATACTACCTAAGTAAAGAAGATGGCAACAACAAAACCTAAAAAGAAACGCGAACTAGATCTCAGTAAACTTCTTGCGGCGGTTGATTATCGAAATTATGATTTTTATAATAGTTTAACTGAAGCACAGTTAAAAGAATTCAGTCCGTTTGTATTAATGCGATATATCAGCAATACTAATCATAGAGATTTTGATGTCCATGAATGGTATATTGATCGGCTTAATGAACGAGTTAATAAAAATCATTGGGATCTAAGCAAAAACCATCAAGAATTACTTTGGTTATTATATGCATCAGTAGGTGGGGGTGAACCCCTATATCATGAATATTTGCCAGGACCAAAACAAGAAACAAACAAGATTGAAAAATTATTGGCTGAATTAAATCCTGCAATGAAATTAAATGATATCAAATTATGGGCCAGCATGATGACTGACCAAGACAAATCTGAATTGTTTGACAAAATGGGGTTTGATAAGAAACAACGAAAAGCGTATGAGTAACTATATACTTACTGCAATGTCTGCCACTGATACATTGGCATTGTTGGGTCCTAATTTTATTACGACATTTCAAACAGAAATGGATTTAATTATTAATCCATTACGCAAACATATTGCAATGGGGCGCCCACTCAGCATGGGTAAGGAACTGTGGGAATATGTTGTTAGTGATAGTATACAAGGTGGTACCTGGTGTGGTGCTGGAAAAAATATTGTAGATGTTAAT